AACCCCGTATCAGCGGGAAATTATTACTACAACGAACTATCATCTAACTTTCAGATTGCAAATCGGTGGTTCGGCTCTGTGCCTTTCAGCGTTTACAATTTCTTCGGCTTCGGAGACAATCAGGCCAACGCGGTTCTTCAATCTCAGATGGCATTGGAAGATATAACGTTCGGATTCGGCTCATTCTGGGCGTGGACTTTCTTACAGCATCCGAACACAACAGCCCTTCCAGCATATGACCCACTGACAAATATGGCGCAAATCAACGGAGGCCCGTGGGACGTATATTTCCCATTCATGCAGCCGCTATTGACAATGAACACATCAGCCACCTACACGGGTGATGGCACAGTCTACATCGTGCCTGTTTCTGGCGTGTACACGGTAAATGTTGATATAACATATAGCACAGAGGCGGGGGTAAATCCAGCATATGCGTTCATCGCTGTGTACGACTCATCAAACAACCTGCTACAAAACCATAGAATCAATGACTTCAATCCAGGAGGAACGAATGCTGGAAATCAACAGCAATTGACATTTACGGCCCCTATATATTGGAACATTGCGGGGTCTGTAACATTGGCTGCGGCTGCAACAGATCGCATTTGCGTGGTATTCTTTGGGTCTGGAGCAGTGTGGAACACGGTATTTAACCCTCACGGTGCATATATAAACTCATTCACTGTGGACGACACATTTACCACCTCGCAGACATACGATGAGAAACAGGCCCGAATGGTATCAACAGAGGTCAAGCTGGCCGTTGACGATGCGACATGGCAGACATTCAGGGCCGATCCTCACAAGCAGATAACGATAGACTTCCCTGACGGCATTGTAAAGGGGTATCTTCGCAACTTTGAGCGCAACTCCACAACGCAGGACGCAACGCTCGAAATTGACTCTAAATTTGGAGACATTTTCAAATGACCCCCGTACCAGATCAGCCCATCGGATTCGACAGGGAAGTTGATTGCAACTTGCTTGAGGGGCCGTTTGTGCAACTGGCACAGAACGGTGACGTTACTCAATTCCAATTTGCCGTTACTGATTGCGCGGGGTCGCCTGAACTGATATGGAACGGCACATTTTCTGAAATAGATGAGGGGTGGAATGTGATACCCGTCACATCATGGTTTTACGAGTACGCCTACGGTCGCGTGTCGCACACTCCAGGCACGATATTAGGCGCGGTCACTCAAGACCTACTTATTTCGGATGGCGTTCTTTTCTCACTTACGGTGACAATCAATCAGACCGTGGGCACCTGTGGCGTATGGGTAGGCAGCGGCCTCGGCACTCAGGTGGTAGGGTTTGATGGTTTGGTCAGCGGCACATACACTTATTGGATTGTTGCCGATGGTCAGGAGTTCGTCAGGTTCTCGGCATCGGGTGCATCAGACGCATCATTCGGCAATATCAGCGTTCAGGCGTATAACACCGCATTCGAGACTGAGGTAGTTGACTCTTCGGGTGCCGTTGTTGCGACCGACATACCTTACAACGTGTTCAATGGGTTCGTCACCTTTTCGCTCGATTGGGAGTCATACGAACTGAAAGAAGACTGCTACACCATTCGGGTCTATTCCCCCTGCGATTGCTCACAGAATGGTATCCTTCCGCTTGACCTATACACGGGGTCATTCGGTTCTGCAAGCTACGAGTTCGGTATGGGCCAGGGCATTGGCATGTGGGCAAGTGTCGGCTCATCGATGAGCGTGTACAACGGTAATATCACCTATTCAGGCGTATCCGTACCGAACACGAACAATGCCACACTTGCGACACGCCTACTTTGTGTGGGTACGGAGTACACCATCACCTACACCGTTAGCTTCCTGACCAATGCCCAAGTGCGCATACAAATGGGATCAACATCAGGCACATGGCGCACGGCCAACGGCACCTATACCGAAACGCTTACACCGACCGTCAGCGGCACCTTGTCATTTCAGGCCCAGAGCGTAGGCGTTGCGGGCGGACTTGCCGTCAGCGATGTTTCAATTGAGGCGGTCACTAAAACAATCTCGCACACATCGCAGCCTATCCGCTACATGGCGGAGTGCTGCAAAACAAAACTGATTACCATTTGCAACGACTCCAATGCTTTTGGCATGGGGTTCGTTGGAACGGGTTTCGCGCCATCGGTACGGATACCCGCATCAATGAACCGATCAAGCTATGCGGGCGAACGCAATTCGTATGTTGACAGCAACGGGCGGGCCATGACCTACTATGGCACATCGCGCAAGGTATCAGACCTGCGATTTGGTGCACCTGACTTCATTCACGACTTCACGCGCCTCGGTGTCATTGTCGACCACCTGTTGATTGATGGCGTTGAGTACTTCTCGCAGTCAGACGAATACCCGTCAATGAGTCACGATGAGGTCATTGACATGGCCGCTGTGACGTGGCCTGTTTCGGTGAAAGTTGAGAATACCCGCAACAGGCGATTGGATGATACCGCGAGGGGGTGCGGTGCGAGTGGCCTTGAGCTTCAGGCAACGAAACTCCCGAACGGCAACGTCTTGACGGGCGGCACCCGACCTTTCCCAGACCTCAGTACATCAGACGAAGGACAAGTAATAACAGTTGACGGATGAGCATTAACATAGCATCGTTGCCAGTGGTTCCAAGTACGGACGTGCGCGACACAACCGACATAGTAGTCAATTCAACCGATATCAACGGGCAGCCATACACGGGCCGAATGACTATTGACACATTCAGGCAGGCCGCGTTAGGTGGTGGCATGTTCAGTGTTTCGCTTTTGATACCATCGGCTGAAATTCTGAATATGTACGCCACCCCAAAGCAATTTGGGCTGAACGTCCCGAGCGGATATGCCGCTGTTCCCGTGGGAGATATTTACATGGGCGCGACATACGCGGGCGTTGCCTACGCAACGAACACAAGCCTACGCATCAGATCGGTGGGCGGGTCTAATAATTTCGTCAGCGCGGTAAATGCGTTGGCGTTTAGTGCCGATGTGTTTATACCGTTGGCCGCTAATGCCGTATCGAGCGGCAAGGCGGTAATTGACGGGGCAGACTGGGAAATCTATGTGCCAGCAGGCGCACCGACCGCAGGCACGTCCGATATTGTGATTTACGCAGCATACAGACTCATCGAACTATGAAACGATACCTCCCAATCTTAGCCCTGTTCGCGGCCTGTTCTGAGCCGATCAAATGCCTCAAGTGTGATCTGATAACGGGCGACCACATGATAGAAACATGTGAGGACGAACTTGCGCCAAACGCTCAGACACTTGAGTGGTATTCAGCCCAGCTAACAGCATTGGGCTATGACTGCCGATATTACGATAAGTGACCGCAAAAGAGGCAATAGAGGCGAAAATAAGAGGCCTTGAGACGATACCACAAACGTGGGTCGATTCGATCACAGGTTTCCAGCCTCGCATGGCCGCGCGGTTCACCCGCATACTTTCGGGGCTGACCACAACATCTTCGGGTGCCATCGAAATGACAGCGGCCAACCTTGCCGCGATCGATGGGCTGCTGCTCGAAATGCAGACGTGGATGACACAAAGCGAGTACATCGACATAGTATCCACCTTATCAAATGAGTTCGCGGGGCAACAGGCTACAACGATGGCCTATTTCCAAACGGTGTTTGACTCACCCGCACCCGTGACAACATTCGCGGCTGAGTTATATCAGGTGGGGCGGTTGCAACTGATCAATGACCTGATACCCGAGAACCTGACCACTTGGCTATGGCAGCCCCTACGCGAAACGCTTACGAACGCAATCGCCACTGGCGCAGGATACACCGAACTACTTGACTCCGTTCAACTAATCGCGCAAGGTGGCGAAGGTGTTGACGGGTATCTGATGCGGTATTCGAGGGTAGTTGTGTCTGATACATTGGCAACAACCGACCGCGCATTCACTAACATAGTAGCGAATGACCTCGGCCTTGAGTGGTATCGGTACTTAGGCGGGCGGATCAACACGACCCGATGCTTTTGCAATAAGCGAAATGGCGGATATTTCCATAA